ATAGGTGATGAACAAGTAGAAGTAGAGTCACAAGATTTACATGAGCCAGATAGATTTTCGTTAAAATGTTTAGAACAAATTAATCAAGCGATGCCACCAGTGGGTAAACTGATTTGGAGAAAGGCAATAAATAAATTATTAAAAAATACGATACCAATAGAAGCACCTGAATCTACAAAGATAGATGTACAACTCAAAGAAATGTTAACTGATTACACAATGAAAATACCAGGGAAAGATTGGAAAGATATATTAAGAGGTCTTTCATATACAGAAGAAGGTATCAGCTATTTTAAATTTAAAGACTTTTGGAAGTATGTTGTAAGAACAAAACTCTGGGACACAAAAAAATATCCTAAATCTAAAACAGCTAGAATGTTACAAACTTTATTTGGCGCTGAAGAAGTTCCAGGCAAAATAAATAATAAAAGCGTTAGATATATTTCAGTCAAACAACAAGACGTTAATAAACCAATTGTTAGAAAGAACAAAATGAAGGAGCCACCTTTTGCGTAGAATAATTATACCTGGTCCACCAGGGACAGGTAAGACACATAGATTAATGCATTATCTAGAGGCAGAGTTAAAAATGACAAAGCCAGATAAGATAGCATACATAGCTTTTAGTAACGCAGCAGCTAATGAAGCTAAAAAAAGAATTACTAATGATAAAGTTTTTGTAAGCACTATGCATGCTTTTGGTTCTAGAGAACTAGAATTAAAAACTTCAACACATCTTTTGAAGAATGAAAAATGGAAAGGATTTAAAAACTATTCTAGGTATTGCGCTGATCTCTCTTTTGAAAGTTACATAAATGAATCTGGATATCCACAATATAAAAATTCACATATGAAAATAATAGAATATGCAAGGAATAAAAAAATGTCTTTGAGTGATGCAGCTGTTGAACTTGATTTACATTACAGCACGGACATTTGGTTAACCGAACAAATCTATCAGGATTTAATGACATACAAAGATCAAACAGGTATGTTTGAATACTCTGATATGATTTCTAAGTTTGTCGAGGAAGATGCGTGTCCACCACTACACTGTGTTTTCCTCGATGAAGCCCAAGATCTAAGTCCTCTGCAGTGGGATATGTTCTTTTACATAGAGAGTAAGTGTACTCGTTCATACATTGCAGGGGACGATGATCAAACTATTTATACTTTTCAAGGAGCAGACCCTAGTATTTTTATAAATTTAAAAGGTGAGTTAGATCCACAAATAAAATCACGTAGAGTTCCTGAAGCTATACATAAACTAGCCACTTCAATTTTTCCACACATGTCACAGCGTTTAGTTAAAAAATGGGAGCCAAGAGAGTCTGTAGGTAAAGTTTATACACACGTTGATTTTCATTCCATAGATTTCTCAAAAGAAAATTGGATGATACTAACAAGAACAAATAAAATGTTAGAACCTTTGAGAGAACATTTATATGACTTAAATTTAAGATTTGATGCTAAGTCTCAAGAGTTACTTCCTAATAAAATGTTAACTGCGTATAGAACCTGGATAAGACTAAACCAAGGAGCTTTTGTTAATAAAGAAGAAGTAGAAGACTTATGGAATTATCTAACGGTAAAGAAAGGACATCTTGTAAGAGGATATGCAGGTGGCAAGACTCTAGAAACTATCGACTCGATTAATATTGAAGGACTTAGAGAACATCACGGGTTGCGAGCGACGGGGAGCTGGGACACACTAAATTTTCCAGAATCTAGCAAAACCTACATTAGAACGATTCTAAACAACGGAGATGACTTGATGAAACCAGCTAGAATAAAATTGTCTACGATTCATAGTGTAAAAGGTGAGGAGTGTGATAATGTAGTTTTGTTTACAGACTTAGAAAGAATTATTTATGAGTCAGCTCAAAGAGATGCTGATCCAGAACATAGAACTTTTTTTGTAGGTATAACAAGAGCAAAAGAAAAAATATTCATAACCAATCAAGATTATGAATATCAATACAATATAGGAGTGCCATTAATATGACAGATATAAATATGTTTGAAGAAATGAAAGAACAACCACAAAAAGTTCAGATAGGTGGATCACATTATAAACATTTCCACATTCAGCCGTACGAGTTTATTTCAAAAAATAATCTTTCGTTCTTCCAAGGATGTGTTGTAAAATACGTTTGTAGGTATATGCATAAAAACGGGATAGAGGATTTAAATAAAATCATTCACTATTGCGAATTAGAAAAAAAGAAGCTACAAAGTATAAAAAAGAAAAAGAAATAATGTTTACAGCGCAAATAGAATGGGATTGTCCAGAAGAGTTTCCTGATTTATCAGGAGAAAAATATATTGCAATAGACTTAGAAACAAAAGATCCAGATTTAAAATCAAGAGGTTCTGGTGCTATACAAGGGCATGGAGAGATAGTAGGTATTGCCGTAGCTACAGAAGGATGGAGGGGATATTATCCAATAGCTCATGAAGGTGGTGGTAATTTAGATAGAAGAATTGTTTTAGAATGGTTTAAAAAAGTTTGTGCAACAGATGCTGTAAAAATATTTCATAATGCAATGTATGATGTGTGTTGGATAAAAGCATACAATATACCTATCAATGGACATATTATTGATACTATGGTTATGGCATCTTTAATTGATGAAAATAGATTGTGGTACACACTTAATAGTATTTCTTTTGATTATCTTGGAGAAGTAAAAGATGAAAAAGCTTTGAAAGAAGCTGCAGAGTCTTGGGGTATAGATCCTAAAAAAGAATTATATAAATTACCTGCAATGTATGTTGGTAGTTATGCAGAGCAAGATGCTAAACTTACATTAGAATTATTTAAAGTATTATCTAGAGAAATAAGTAAACAAAATCTTACAAATATATTTGATTTAGAAACACAATTGTTTCCGTGTTTAATTGATATGAAATTTAAAGGCGTGTGTGTTGATGTACAACATGCTCATAAATTGAAGCAAGAGTTATCACAACAGGAAGAGTTACTCCTATCAGAAGTAAAAAAACAAACAGGAATAGATGTTCAAATATGGGCAGCAAGATCAATCGCCAAAGTTTTCGACAACCTGTCCTTACCTTACGCCAGAACCGAGAAAACACAGTCACCTTCATTTACAAAAAATTTCCTTTCCACACATAATCATCCTGTAGTTCAAAATATAGCAAAAGCTAGAGAAATTAACAAGGCACACACAACGTTTATAGATACTATATTAAAACATCAACATAGAGGTAGAATACATGCAGATATAAATCCAATAAGATCAGACCAAGGTGGCACGGTTACAGGAAGATTTAGTTATTCTAATCCGAATCTACAACAAATACCTGCAAGGAACAAAGATCTAGGTCCTATGATTAGATCTTTATTTATTCCAGAGAAAGAACATAGATGGGGTTGTTTTGATTATAGTCAACAAGAGCCAAGACTTGTAGTGCATTACGCAGCCACCACAGAACCAATTTGTTTTGATGAATCTGTTTCAAACATTGTAGATAAATTTAAAGACAACACTGTAGACTTTCACCAAACTGTAGCTGATATGGCTAATATATCTAGGACACAAGCTAAAACTATAAACTTAGGATTGTTCTACGGTATGGGTAAAGCTAAACTACAAGCTGAGTTAGGATTAAATACTAAACAAGAAGCAGAAGAATTATTTAACACTTATCACACTAACGTACCTTTTGTTAGAGATCTTATGAATTACACATCTAAAACAGCGCAAACATCTGGATCTATTGGAACTTTATTAGGACGTAGATGTAGATTTACAAAATGGGAACCAAATCAATTTGGTATGCATAAACCTATGGAATTTGAAGAGGCTGAGAGAACTTATGGTAGAGGTAGAATTAGGAGAGCGTTTACATACAAAGCTTTAAATAAATTAATTCAAGGGTCAGCAGCTGATATGACTAAAAAAGCTATGGTCGATTTATATGGAGAGGGCATCATACCACACATACAAATTCATGATGAATTAGATATTTCTGTTGAGTCTGATTCGCAAGCTAAAAAAATAATTGAAATTATGGAGAATGCTGTTAGTTTAGAAGTTCCCAATAAAGTTGATTATGAGTCTGGAAAGACTTGGGGAGAAATAAATGGATAACTATGGCTTACTCCT